GCTTCTTAGCTGCGTATTGTCGCTCAGAACGTCTGCTGGCACGTCAATGCCAAGGCGCTCTGCCGCTGCCGCTGCGTCTGGATTTACTTTAGCCGCTGCCGCTAGAGCTTCCGCTGCCTTCTGTGAGCCTCTGCCACCAGTGGAAGCCACACGAATTAACTCGCCCAACGCATCTGGAGTTAGGGTAGGTGCCGCCTGTGCTGCGGCCTGTGCTGCCACAGGAGCCGTGGGGGCCGCTGCAACGGGGGCAGGGGCTTGAGCAGTACGCATTGCTGTGATCTCGTCAGGCGTAAACTGTCTAGCCACCTGTGCCTCTGTTATGCCGCCCACGCTTGGATTAACCATTTTACGGCCACGCATTAGAGAGCTTGGAGAACCCATAAAGGCGTCTGGCATTGCCATCATGTCACGCGCAAATCTTGTTGCGTTTCCCTCGCTCATGCCTGCCTTCATAAACAGGTCTGCAATGCCACCAATAACGTATCCAGCACCTTCTGAAGCGGTGCCTGCCACGGTTAACGCTGAATCACCAATAAGCTCCAAAGCCAATTGAACGGCTTGGGGGATGGAAATCATGGGGCCGTCTTTTAATGACGGGTCTTTGGCCTTCTGAGCATCGCTGTAGCCGTACAGCAAGACTTCATCAGGTACATCAACAATGCCACCCTCACCAGACATGTTAAAACCTGTTGCTGCCTGTTCAGCCAGTTCACGCCCTTCTTGGGACATTTGCTGACGCAGTGGAACAGAGGCTTTTTTAGGTTGCACTGTGACCGTGCCATCATCAGCGCGTGGAACCATTGGGTCAGCAGTGACGGCTTTGGCTTCTGCTTTTTTAGCTTCGGCTTGCCGTGCTTTCGCCTGACGTATTCTGGCCGCTCTAATTCTTTCTTCTTTTGTCATAATTAAAGCCCCAATTCATCCATACGCGCTTCCCAAGCATCAAACTGATCATCCGTTAAAGTACTAACATCAATTTCATTTAGTTCCGCAGCCGACATATTAGTGAAATCATAATTTGTTCCAGACTGTCTTTGCTCCGCTTCTTGGCGTTCACGTTTTTCTTGGTATTCTTTCTCAAATCTTAACCAATCACCTACTGTCTTATCTCCATCTGACAAATATACTGCTTGCCTTGTAAGATATTCTGACAATTTTTGCTGTGCATCTATTTTGCGATCTAACCAATCAGCCAATGCCTCTTCTTGTAAATTTGTGGGTAGTGCTGTATTCAAAGCAAGGTTAAGTTCGCCTGCGCTAAGAGCGCCAAATGTTACAGACCCCACAACATCTAAGCCAAGACTACTTCTGACATTTTGAAGCTCAATGGTAGACGCTCTCCAGCTTGGTAACAAACTTTCAATAACACCAGTGTTTGCGCCCTCTTCAACGACCAATCTTTTTGCTTCATTAAGATTTGAAATATTTGTTCTAATTTGTCCGACTTTTTCAAACGCACTTAAAGCAGTATCTACGCCAACAACAGCAGCACGTCTTGCGCCTGATCTATCACCTTGCAATTCTATGCCACGCTCTTCTGCTATTCTAATAGCGTCAGTACGGGCATCTCCTGTCAACTCGTTTCCAGCCCCGTCTAATACTTTAGAAGTACCGTCTTTCATTACGGTAACAACTACGCCGCTATCAAGTATTTTACTTGATTGAACTTCTGCTGCATCTTCTGATGTAGCACCTTTACTGTCTGTCCAATCTACTGGTGGAACAGAACTCCAGCCTTGAGCTTCAAAACCAGCGGCATCATTTTCGTTTTTAACCACAGCAGGATCAAAGCCAGTCTTATAAAACTTACGCTCTTTGAAAGTGCTGCCTGTCCCAGTTGTCTTATCAACACTTTTAAATCTCGCGCCTTGTTTTTGCAGATCGGCAAAGCCTTTGGCTGTTAAGAAGTCACGGTATGCTGGTTGAAAAGCTCCAGTTGGTTTGCCTTTGTCATCCAAGACTGGAATTTCAATCATGTATTCTTTCGGATCGCGGTATGTCGCCGCCTTCGGCGCAAGACTTGGCGCAAGGGACATCGCCGTAGAGGCCACCTTCTGGTCTCTGTCGCGCTTCTCTTTCTTTTTGGCAGTCAGGTAGTCAAGCGGCACAAGGCCAGAGCCTACGGCAGAGCCAAGGACTGTGGCACCCGGTTGTGATGCCTGCTTGCCCATTTCCAAAAAGAACCGCAGGGAAGCTTCCCAAGGATTGGCCTCTTCAACAGGGGCGTACATGGCGCTGGCTGCGTCAAAGGCTTTTTGACCACCCGAAGAACTTTTTGCAAGCATTGCCAACGCACCCATTAATTCTTTATTTGGGTTTGTTCCGCTTACACCATATGTTTCTTCTTCCATGCCCTATTACCCCGGTTTTTGGTTCATCAGTTTATACGCGCTAAACAAGCTGCCCAAACCGCTAAGTGTCTGGCCGTATACCGAAGGATCAGCAGCCATCTGTGTGCCTGTCTGGAAACCTCTAGAAGCCTTGCTGTATGGCGTTTGGGACAATGCCCCCAGAGCAAAGTTAAGCTGCTCCTGCGGATAATCCCGCTGATCAAGATAATCAGCGTAAGCCAAATCAAGCGCCCGTTGATCAAGTAGGCGCGTTGCCTCGCCAGATGTAATGAGACCCTGCGCCGTTTGCGCCTGCAAATCAGCCGCCAGTGTGCCAGCCGATCCGTAGGCATCCATTTGACCAGCCCGTGCTGCTTCTTCGGTTTCAAATGCACTTCGTAGCGCGTTTTCTGCGCTAAACCGATTGGCACGCTCTGTATCAAAGCGACCAGCGGCAAAGTCCAATCCCTCGCGTCCTGCCCTTGCTCTGAGGTCTCCAGCGGCCTTTGCGCCCTCGCCTGCCGCTGTGCCTTCCATAATGCCCAGACGTGATCCGAAGGCACCACCGCCTCTTGCAGCGCGGCTTCTGGCCTCGTTTTGAGCGCGAATGGTTTGCTCTTCGATTTCACGCACGGCAGGGTTCATGGCGTCTTGGTAAATGTCCATAAACGGCTGCGCTGTGTCCATGCTAAACGGATCGCCCAAAAGCTCTTCGCGTGTTGCTGCGTCATAGCCTTGACCCAGAGTGTCAGCCACGCCCTCGTATTTATCCAAATACGGCTGGAAAGTATCATCAAGAGTGCCAAGCATTTTCATACCTTCGCGCTCTTGATCTGTTAGCTTGCTGTTATCATCGCCATATGTTGCGATGCGGTCACCCGAATATGTTGGATAGTCAGACGCTGCTATTTCTGCGGCTTTTTCAAATAATGATCGTCCAGCGGAGGAGACCCAAGATGGAACTTCATCTGCGCTATATGTGTCAGATGAGCTTGGTAGCGACGAATATGATGGTGTGCAGAAACTGCCCATTTAAGCCTCCGTGAATAACGAACCGACTTTGCATAAACCAAGCCGCTCGTAAAAATTATCTTTGCGATCTATATCGCCAGAATAGACGTGGCCCAACTTAACTGGGACGCCAGCCTCCTGACCGATTCTCATAAACTTCTTAATCAGTCGAGTGGCGATGGTAGACTTTCTGTGCTGTCGATAGACGAAAAACCACTTATCAGCCAGATACTTTTTGTCGCTCCACCAGTCGGTCATTTCCGCACCACCAATTGATCCAATAATTCTGCCGTCTATTTCAGCGACCAGAACAACGCCATCGTGGATGCACTTGCTAATGGCAGCGACCAATTTATCAGACCTGATTGGCGACACATCGTGAACCGTTTCGGAATGCATGACGTGCAGCATTCCGTACAATGCAGATATATCCAGAGGTGTCGCCACTCTGATCATCATTAGCCCATGCCGCCCAGTGCGCCCATTTGACCCTCAGACGCCATCTGACGAGGCATAGGGGCTTGTCCACCGCCTGCGCCACCCTCTATGGCCGCAATAAGCTCTGCAAGCTCTGGCAGCAGCTTCATAAGCACTGAGGCTATTTCTGGTGTGATGACACTGTCGAGCATTGCAAGTTCTTGCTCAGACATGCCACCCAGACGCGATACAAGAGCAGCCGCGATTTCTGGAGATGCTTGACCCATGTCTCTTTGTGGGCGTCTTTCTTCTCGCATATTTGCGCCACGCATATCTGGCATATCTGGCATTTCTGCTTTCATCATATCTTTATTAGGCATTACGCTTCCTTCGCTTTATATAGAACAGACCAGTCAGTTTTTTCGCAGAAGAAGCCAACCGACCAGCAGATTGGTTCCAGAATTTTTCGATAAATCTTGCCCAGATAGTCGGGCTTGTCGCGCTTGCCGTAAATATAGGCAATTTCGTTGGCTCTGTGTTGGGCTAGGTGCCGCCACAGCTTAACGCCTCTACCTTTACGCATTTGCTTCACAACGTGTACGGCCCATACGTGATATCCATTGACGTGTTGTGGCGTCAGGTAATCTCTGGTGAAGCGGTAATCCAGCAGTACGTTCTGCCTGCTCATTACGCCCTGACGCTGTAGTTCGTTGCAGATCACACGACCACCAATAGCGCCACCAATAAACCCACCAACACCGGGCAAAATCATGTTGCCAATTGCAGCACCAACGCCAGCCTTTACGCCGCCCTTTGCTGCATCGCCCACGCTTTCCCCCGCTAAAAGACCACCAATGGCCCGACCAGCGCCGTATCCATATCCAACTTGTGGCCCCTCAAACACAGGGGCTTTTACTTTACCGCCAAACGATGATTTTGCGCCTGCTGTGAGTGCTTTACCAAAATTCATTGGGTCTCTGGCAGCGATGGCTGCGGCGTTACCAGTTGCGGCAACTGCTGGGCTTCCCAACATAAACCGACCAACATTACCGCCGATCAAGCCGCCCAACTCGCCAGCCGCTGCTTGTTGCATTCTTCTGGCAATTTCTTTCTGGTTTGACGTATTAAAATCAGTATTTCCTGCGGTTCCAAAGGGAGCCTCTTCACCTTCAAATGTCACGCCACCAAAGTCTGGCACAGTGGAGAACGTGCGGGTGCCTGTCTTGACGGGCTTTACAAATTCATACATTGGCATCGCGGCAGTGCCGTAAACGTCTTGAAGGCGCAAGCCTTCAGCAAGTTCTGGCGCGACTTGAGACTGCATTTGATAGACATCTACTGTTTCCATGCCGTCTTCTGCTGTTGGCAAAACACCTAGATTTCCATATGGGTCTGGGAGAGCAATTCCGCGCTCATCTGTGAGAGCAATGCCATTTGCGTCATACTGAACTGCCATCAGGTTATCTCCAATAGTGAAGCCACAACGTGCAGCCTGTTGGCCGTTGCTGCCGTGACCTTAATGATTTCGTCCTCTTGAACAGTAAGAGGCTGGGTCAAAAGCTCTGCCGTTGTATTAGCACCGATTGCCTTAACTTTAAACAAAGAAAATACAGCGGCTGATGCGTCTGTAATTGTGACTGTAATTGTATCCGCATTCCCACTGTCTTCGGACACTAGGATTGACTTAATCAAAGTGGTAGTTGCGCTGGGCGCGGTGTACAGCGTTGTGGCATTTGTCGTTGTTAAATCGACCTTGGCATTTTTGTAATTATTAGCCATTATCCCATAAACCACGCTGTAGCTTCGGCCTGATCAACGGCTGTCTGCAACCCCTGCGATGCTGCAAAATATGTTGCCTGCTTTTCAAGCTCCAGAGTGTTTACCAATCTTCCCATATACCCCTGCTGATATTGCTGGGGAGGTGAAGGCAATCGCAAGACTGCAAGGGGTGCTGCGCTGGTCATCGTAATCCATCCATCTTTGTGTCGATCCGAAGGTCACCAAGCCGCCATTCGTCTTGCGTACCTGTGCTTTCAAATTTCAAAGCAATTTGCCGACCTTTAACGCGAGTGCTGATTTTCTCTGTTGTAGACGTAATGTTGAACGGCCCCTTTATGGTCTCGTTGGCGTTGGGATACTTGCGCGTATTCATGTATAGCAAGACGGTGCTATTGGCCCCCATCGTTGCGTCAGGAATAATACGATCCACCATGTAAAGGTTTTCGCCCTCTGCTGTGATTTCACGGGGCGCTGCCTCAATAAATGCAGTCATAGCTGCGCCATCGTTACTTGTCCCTGTTTCCTGATTGTACAGAAAGCCTTGAGGGCTAAAGGCAAATGGTTTCTCGCGAGAGCCAAATGCATCGTTCCAAGCCGTTCTGTCCATTGATCCAATCGACCATACTTTTTCGTTGTAGTTGTAGGTCACATAACTGTCTGGCTCTGGATTAGTTGTCCCTGCTGTATTTTGGTCAGAGACATAGAACCACGTTACTTCGTTAAATTCGACATTATGACCAGCCACAGTTTTATCAAGAAATTGCGTTTGTAATCGATCAAAGACAAAATGCTTTAATGGGCATGGTATTTCGTTAATTACACCATCGTATATATAGAACGATCTATTGCCCATCCAATATGTATTGCCGTCGATTGCAATCATAGAGTTTAAGCCAATTGCGCTAGTGCCAGTGCCAAGCAATCTAAACGAAAATATAAATGGGTCACCAACGAATGTCATGCCGTAGATAGCCTCGTCGGTGCTTATTATAGTTTCTTCTCGCGTGTTAACCAAGGCAACAATTTTGGTTCCAACTTCAAGTCTTTGATCGCCAGCAGTATTTAGTGCTGTTGGAGCAAATTTTGTAAAATCCTCTTGCGTAGACCAGCGAACCAACATTGGGTCTAATGTTCCAGAACTTCCATCAGCGGCGACATACACACTAGCCCCAGCCGCGATAAAATGTCTGTCGGGAAAACTAATTACAGTTGCCCGAACTTCCGCAGGGACAGACGCTGCCCCTGCAAGGCTGGACACAAGAACGGCTCTTGCTGTGATTAAGCCAGATGTATCCCAGTAATATATTCGTCCACCTCTGACATTAGCAATTAAATCTTCGCCCCAAATATTTAAACTCCATGCAGAGTTTTCAAGATTTACTTGAGACAGAGATAAATTTCTTGGCGTGTTCCATGTTGATTCACCCCAACCACCAACGCCCCAACCAAGAGCAGGAGCAGAACTTTGTGTGCCTAACCCCGCTGCCAAACCAATAAGATATTTTATATCTATTGTCGTGCCGCCGCCTGTGGCTCCACTTGTTGCTGCATCGGGCGATTGTATTGAATAGGAATTGGCATCAATATAAGTTATTTGATACCCTGCCATTCTGTTAATTGTTTCGGCAGATATGCCTCCTGTGGCAGTGGCAGAATTTATTACAACCCAATCACCGTCTGAAGCTCCATGTGCATTGTCGGTTACAGTAATAGTTGTGCTGCCACTGGTTACGACCAAAGGATTAGAAAGATTGCTTGTGGTTTTTCGCAATGGCGTAATATCATAAATTGCGTTGTTTTGAATTATGTAAAGATGATTGTGTGTTCCGACAGCTATTCGATCTGTACCATCTACACCTCTCCAAAAAACCATTTTTCGGCCAATGCCAGTCAGCGTAGCTTCAGTGGATGTTGTTTCCCCAGCCGAATCTAATGCGTAAAATTTATCTTTTTCCCATCCACCAATTTTTTCTGGGTATCCGTTCACAAAACGAACAAGGTCACTGTCCACATAAAATGGGCCATTTTTGCCAGCAGAATATTCTGTGGTATCTTTGACGATGCCAGCGTTGTATTTCAGCAATTGCAATGACATCAGAACATGGTCTCAAAATGTGGAGCATCGATAAATGGCCTACGTCCCTGTGATCTGCGAATGTCTATATAGCTGTTCATAGCGTCCTCTGCGCTACCCTCCCAAGCACCTAGATCATTAACAGTCCACGCAGCGCCCCAGCGTAGCTTTACGCCCACAGCCTCTGCGCCTTCCTTCATAGCGTCTGCAATTTCATCATAGAGGTTCAATTCCCATCTGCCGCCATCGCAGTAAGCCATCAAATCAACGGCGTTACCGTCAATGTGTTTTGACTTCATGGTTTGCGAAGCCCCTTTTGCAACCAAAGCACGTTGCTCGTCTATTGTTCGCAGTCCACAAATTACCGAAAAGTCTTGTTTGGTAACACCTATGGCGTACTTAACAACAGCCACCATTCTTTCGTCTACACCGTCCAGCCTAGATAGACTTCGTTTGCTTAACTTGTAGCCCATAATTATTTCCCCGCATATTTACTGATTGCCCGATTTCCAAACCAGAATGCCAGAACTGCGCTGAATAATCCAGATGTCTCTCCATCCCACATAAGATCAACGGCCTGCATCCAGTCTCCACCAGCCTGCGTGACCTTGACCATAATCACTACTTTCGTAGCTACGAACAATCCGAAAAAGGCATAAGTAACAACAGGACGAACAGAACCCCGAAGACCGTTGATAAATCCTCCAGCGTCGATAGATCGATCATGTTCATACAATCCCCTTGTTTCTTCGATATCTGCCTTCTTATCTAGCTCGACCAGCTTCATTTCAGACCGCTTTTGTGCAAGCTCTGTTTCGATTTGCATCATTTCAATGCGATGCTTTTGCTGCTGATTGGCCTTAAAGTAATCAAGAACTGACGGCAAAAACGATGATCCGAAGCCCAGCAGGCTTCCCAGAAGAGCCATCATGCTTTTTCCCCATTTATGAAGATGCCAAAACAGCCAGTGAGTGCGCCCATACAGACGCTAACCAACCCCGCTTGGGCATTTGTTACTTGATCGGGGGGTATCGACATAAACCAGTGAACACTTTGATACGTCAGCACCGTAACAGCCAGCATCATTATTCGCGGCAAAACTTTGAATTTATCAAACGTCTCTGGTGTCATAATTTTACCCCATTTTTATTAACACAGTCATAAGCATCAAGATTATTGCCGCACTGGCACCGATCATAATTCCTTCTAAACGCTTAATGCGCGTAAAGACCTCTTTGAATTGTATCCGCACCTCTGTTTGCAAAGCAACAACATCCCTTTCCAGCGCAGATACGCGCTCCTCCATATCAGCCATACTCGAACGTCACCGCAACTGCGATTATTTCTTGGTTTGAATGCTCTCCCGGTTTTAAAGATTGATCAGGATCGTCAATCAACCGAGATGGGAATGTTGTTTTTACTATTTGTGTCAAATTTCTAAAAGCTATAAAACGGTCAAATTGTTCGCGATGTATGCGTTTTAAAGCAGGTGCTCTCAAGGCTGTGTAACTATCTCCATCTTCAACAGAAGAAACATTAAAATATCTTGGGTCATCATCAGCAATATTTTTGGGATGAGTTGTAAGTCTGTTCGATTGGCTAACCCTAAATGCGTTATATCTGTTCGGGTCAGGCTCAACAACAACAACATCGCAAGCAGTTAAAAATTTATCATTTGCAAACTCCTCTGCAAAATTCGCGGCTGCTGCTTGAGCAGATTCTTCGCTCGTATAAAAAACATCACCCCAAAGATATCTGGTAGTGTACTCTGTCATGTTGTCGCTCCATAGGTGGTTCCGCTATTTGAAAGAGTGTAAGAATTTCCATTGTCTTCGATTGCTTTGCCACCAGAAGAGCCTAAATTAGCAGATCGGCCACCAGATGCACCCCAGCCACCACCGCCACCAGCACCGTAAACATAATTGTTTGAACTGCCACCAGCACCACCGCCACTGCCACCAGCACCAGAATTCGATCCAGCGCTACCACCAGAACCAGGAAGTATTTTTCCACCTCTTGCGGTTCCAGTTCCGCAGAAACCTTGCGCGTTGGTAAAATAACCAGAACCACCAGCTCCTGCACCACCGCCACCTCCAGCTCCTGGACCACTGGCACTAGCCCCAGTTGCATTTAATTGGGTGTTGCTGTATCCTGCCCCAGAACCACCACCACCGCAGTTGCCACCCCCACCAGCCCCACCAGCCCCAGCAATATATGCCCCAGAGTGATTGATTACTGTGACTCCTGTTGCGCTGATATTGACTGCTTTGCCGCCATTAGCTTGGCCTATTATCTTTCCATAATTTTCAATGATGCAGTTGGGAGTATTTACATGCAGTGCGCTGGAACTTGCACCATTGCCCCAAACCCAAAAGTTAGCAGGTATGATTAGTGTGCCACCATCAGAAATGAAATCAGAAGTAGTAACGCTATTATAATTCTCTTGCCCATTTATTAGTGTTTGAGTCTCCAAAGTGACAGGCCCACCACCGCCTCCTGACCCAAATCCTAAAACATTAGTTCCGAAACCCGTCATTTTTCACCCCTATGCATCATTTGCTGCGTCAGTTGTAAAGAACATCTTAACGCCCAACAGCCTTGCTGCACCTGTTTGATCATCCGCGCTAGTGTCACGGTTAATCTGGAAAAAGCACATATCGTTTGCCGCTGGACTTCCAGCTATAGTCACTGCGCCACTTTCTGCGCTAACCATCAAGTCATTTGACGTTCCAGAAAAAGCAAGAGCAGTAGTCGCCACTTGAGTGCCAAATGCTGTGTTAATACTTTCGTCATTTGTAATCGCCACCGCAGCAAGTTGCCAAGCAACCGTGCCAGTGTTTGTGCCTGTTACTGTCCAAAAAGGCTGAAAGGTCACAGTTCCTTCGTTCCAAGACGCAGGCATGGCTATAGCAAATTGAGCAAAATCATCCGCATCAGCCGCAAAGTCCAAAACTTTTAAATCAGGTCGCAAAGCTGTGGTTTCAACTTGTTCAACATCACTGCAAGGATTAGTTGTGCTTGGGTACATAGCAACTGCTGGGACAAACATCGTCTCTTTGCCAGCAACTTTGACCGCTGCACCACCTACTGTTGCTGCGCCAGTGACTTCTACCCCAGTGGCTGTTGTAGTTATTTTAATTGCATTGTCGTAATATAATCGAACAGCACCATTTTGACTAAAGTCAGCCATGCGTTCATTAGAGCCATTTTGCTGTATAATAAAATCACTAGCGTAAGTGATTAAAGCACCTGTTCCCGTGTCAGCGATTACACTGTTACTGCCATCATGGTAAATCTCTAGGTCAGCACCAAACACAGCCTTGGCATTGTCTGAGAATATTAAACTGTCTGCACTACTATCCCAAACAACATTCCTAGCAGCCGTATCACCATGCAAGGTAACGTCATAGCCTTGGTCGTTAGCACCTACAGTAAGAGTGGCATCTAGCTGTACTGCACCGTCGATATCCACAGCATCAAGATTGGTTGTGCCGTCTACATCAATATTGTCGAAATGTGTTGTTCCAGCAAAATTTACATCTGTCAAAAGATCATAAATTACTGCACCTGATCCTGCACCATCTGTGGCAATCATTTTGACCTGACCAGCAAGCACTGCAACATTGGCTCCAGAGCCTTGAGTGAATGTCAGAGTATAGCTAGTTGCATTCTCAATCATCCAAACTTTTGAAACGGTGTTTGGTGCAAGTGTGACTGTGCAAGCCTGACCACCGCCTGTGCATTTTAGATAGAACCTTCGTTCATCACCCTTGGCACCATCTGGGACAGTGACCGTATGTGTAGAGGCATTCGCAATAGCTTCGGTGCCGTAAGCAAATGCCTCTGCAATCATTTCCAAGTTTAGGTTCGTGACCGTACCCCATGCCCCGGACTGATCTCCAGTCGCCATTTCATTGAGGCGTAAGTCGTTTACATAGGTTGAAGCCATTTTAGTCGATCCTTACAATTGCGGTGTCTTTGGTTGCAGCGGGAAATACGATGCGGAAAGTACCACCAGATACAGAAAAATCACCGCCAAAATCAAGAATAGCTATTGCTCCTCTTGCGTTTGAAGATGCATCGCCCAGCGTCTTGTTGTAAATCAAAGCACCACGGGCAGTAAATGTTGCGCTTGTCCACTGTGGATCATCCGCATCAAAAACTCCGCTAGTGCTGTTTTCAGCAACAGCCTTGTTTGCCAATGCAACGCCGCCAGTAGTGTAGCCATTGCCGTTGGCAACTTCATTGCCAGTGATGTAACCATCAGTGGTCGCATTAAGTGTCGCGCTACTTGTGTAAAGCGCAACATAAATATTGTCGCTGTCTAGGTGGTGGTCACCCAGAAGCACGTCTTTTTTAAACAGCGTACTCATCGCCTGTGTGATAGCCATTATATGCCTCCATTGTATTCTGCTGCGTAGTCACGTTGCATCTCTTGTACTGTAAGTTGGACTGCTTCGTCAAACTGGGTTTTATACAAAGATAAAGTCTCTGGCGCTTTTAAAAACGCAGAAGCCTCGTACAGAGCCGCAGCCAATAAAACTGTAGAAGCGTTAGTGTCGATCCAAGTGTTGGGATTACCGTTACTCAGCCCCGTCTCAGGCGCGATAAAGTCCACGCTGTAGGCCAAGGCCGCAGAGGGCGTTGGAGCCAGTGTAATGACCGTGCCAGCCGTTCCTGCGCTATTTGTGCTGTACATGCGTGGAGTACCTTGTGTCGCCGCATTGGGCCAATAGTCGCGGATGTAAGAATCCACCCTGTGGTCGAGATACGTCACAACATTTGTGTCGGTAATTGATACCTGTCGGATCATCCGCGCTGTTGGTATTGTATATGACGCTGTGCCTTGCACAAGATTAGCCGCAGCAGACGTTTGGCGAAAACATGGCATATTTGGCAGTCGCTGAAAAACCATTTCTTCAGCCTGCGCTATGATCGTGTCAATAGACGCAACAAACTCTGTCGAGTCATCTTCCAAAAACGCTTGGATATTGGCCTTGAGTGTTGTGTAGCTCATCTATTCATCCTCAATTCCATGTTCCTTCACCATAGCCGCCTTGACCCCAAGTTGTGATAGTAACTGCGCCAATAGAGCCAACACCACCTGTGCCATTAGAACCAGATATAGGTGGCTGAATGTTTGCATTCCAAACCCCAGAACCCCAAGTCCCATCACCCCAAGCTGTATCTATAAATGGAACCTCATCCCCCACACTACCTGTGCCGCCAAGACCACTAACTGTAACATTAGAGTCAAGCGCAACTGCCTCAGACCCAACGGCTGCTGTACCACCTGTGCCGCTGACATTAAATATTCCATCTGCATTTATAGCTTCGTTGCCAACAGCACCCGACCCACTAACGCCAGTCTCAGTAATTATTGCATCCGCAGAAATGCCTTCAATTCCTACGCCACCAACGCCACCAAGACCAGCGGTGTGTGGACTTCCATCAAGATCACCCCAGCTGCCTTGGCCCCAAGCACCTATTCCCCAACCGAATGCCTCTACAGAAACAACATTGCCAACAGATGCTGTACCACCAGAGCCTGTGGCTGTCGGCAACCCTTCAATAACACCTGTGCCAACATCACCAGAGCCACCAACACCAGTCACATTACCGCTTAGTTCAACTGCCACTGATGCAAATATAGGTGTGTTCGCTGTTCCACCCATAGCAGAGTGTTGAGTGCAATAGTAGTAAAGTGTCGGTGCAGAATTTGCGACAACTATCTGGGTGTAAGCTCCAGCATTCCCCGGTGTCCCTGACGTTGTCACTCCTGTGGTGTATTCACTTCCCCCAGCATGCGTTCCGTTTGGAGTGGATGAGAACCTAAGTGGATGCCCAGAATTGCTGTTGGCTGATTGATCAAAATAATACGTTCTGCTTTCCATTAATTCCAGCGTGTCTTGCTGAACGCCAGCAATAAAGTATTTGTTTGCCCCACCAACATTTTGAACCGTCACTGCCAAAGTTTGCACCGCTGCTACATCGATTGCAACTTCACCAGAACCAGAAAGACCTGTTGCGGATACGTCTGTCGTGATAAACAATGACGTGCTGCCAACCGCTGCTGTGCCGCCAACGCCAGTCTGGGCTGTGTTGATCACTTCAAAGTTAGATATTTGACCCGTAAACGCTGTTCCAGCAATCCCAACATTAGTTGTTAATCTGCGATCAACAAATATATCGTAATTATAACCTATGAATACTTCGACATTTTCGGGGTCATTGTCTGGCCGTGGATTAAACAGGGCCGTGGCATCAACAACATTTTTTGCAGGCGTTAATTGTGGGTTTTTTGGCTCCCAATCTTCTGGCGCTACGCGCAGGCCGTCCCAAGTCGTTTTTAATTGCGTATAGGGAACCCGCAGGCCACTTCTATCGCTTATCGCTTGAGATTTTTTGCCCCGTGCGTATTTTGCCATTAATATAAATTCAGCGCAGTTGGCTGAACCCTCAAACTTACGCCATCGTTATCTGACGCTGCCGCAAACGTGAATGCCCTTTCGTAGATTTCGTTTAAGACTTGAAACCTATCGGGGGCGTTTTTCAACGCCAGCTTGCTTGCAAGACCCGCGCAGATGCAGTCGCTCCAGCGATATGGCACGTCAGCGTCTTGATTGCTGGCCGTGATGTCATCTAGCTGGTTTACTGACCAATAATTTAAGCTGTATGTGGTCACGTCTGGTATTTGCCAGATGTAAATCAGCGGCGTATATTGCTTATCCAGCATATACTGTGATGGCTTTCCCGAAGATGTTTTGTTTGGCAGTTGGTTATAATCCGCAATGGACACACGATTGATAATTTGGTCAGACGTGTCCGTGCCTGCGCTATCTCTAATGACGGCGTCCATAATGTCGATGGTGCCAGCAGGAAGCGTGTACGGCGTTGTCTGGTCTTTTACCAGCGTCAGGGTTCTTTGCTCTACTGCCCAGTAATTGATGCCTCTGTTGGCCCACTCACTAAACAACAGGTTTAGGCTGCGCCGTGCAGATACAGCTTTGTAACCTGTTTGGGTTTGCGGATCGATACCACACCGCTCAAATGCCTCTGCGATGATTTCTTCAACATCTGGGCGAAACGCTACTGTGCCTGATAGTGCCATGAAGCAATCCTATGCGTAATGTTTTTTCATCCGCATGACGATATTATATGTATCGCCAGCGGCCCCAAGGCCAGTTGTTGTGAACAGGACATCACCAGTTGTGCTTCCATATTCTACAGTTGACGGCAATCCACCAAACTTGCTGAAGTCTTGGTATCCAATATCATCAGCAGCCATATGCATCATTATGACATCTGTGCCTGCGTCTGCTTCTACCATGACTGTCATGCCTTGGATTATCCACCAGCACTCCAGAAGACTTACCGAATTGCAGGACGCACCGTTTGCGTTTTTTGCCAGAGTTGAGACATCAACTTTTTTCACGGCATCTTCATCGCCAGTATCAACATATTGCAATTGGAATGCCATGACTACTTCACTGGTGTTTTCAGTAATCGTTTTTATGCTTGTAATGTTAGCCATCTATGACCCTCCTATAAATTGTTGATGGGGCCGAAGCCCCACCAATTAAGATGCATCCGAAGAGCTAGATATTCCAAAGAATTTTAGAACAATTACTGTATCACCACCGGGATCACCTGACACAACAAGTTCAACTTCATCGCCTACAAGGCCACTTGCGCCTGTCGTAAAGCCTGACATGCCCAACACACCGTTGCATCCAAAGAAGCCTTTAAATCCTACGCTGTTAACTGCAACACTAATGCCGTCTACATAACCGTCTGTATCTGCATCAGTACCAATGTCTTGAAGATTAACTGCATTTGCAGCCGCAGTAGTTACTGCAATGGTTACGCCCATAGGAATAAAGTTAACTGGGATACCAATGGCCGCTTCTTTGCCTGTGGTTGCGCCATTTGCAACAGTTATGGTTGCTTCATATGTTTGAAGCGTCATTGTGCTTGTGACAGCGCCTGTTGTTGTATTTTTCGTAATGTCTTGAAAGCCATTTTCAGACCGTACTGGGCCTGTGAATGTTGTATTAGCCATGATGATCTCCTGTCGTGGCAAGTGTCAGCCACATTGTGCGGCTGTCAGGGATGTCGGCACAATACAACAGGTCTGAACAAAAAGAAAGGGCGATCCGAAGACCGCCCCAGTTTGACCCAACAAGGAAGAGGAGAGTGGGTTGTTTATGCTGCGCCTTCGGTTCCAAATAAGGCGCGCCAATCGGTGAAGCCAAAGCTATATCTTTCGCGT